GTTCAAGCGAATATTCACCTTCTTTTAATGCTGCTTCAACGGTAGGCTTGCTTGGTTTTTCCGGCTTGGTGGGTTCCGGTTCGTTAACGTTGAAGGAGTTCTTTTTGTTAGTCAACAACGCTTTAAGTTCTGGGAACTCTGTAAACTTAGATTTCAATTCACCATATAACTTTACAACCGCTTCTTTTGAATCGCAACTTTCAATACGTTCAACGTCTGTTTGATTACTGCCATTTTTAGACAATTCAATTTCACGGTTTGAAAATTCTTGGCGTATATCTTCACTTAATTCACCGTATTGGTCACTAAGTTCTTTAAAATACTTTTCAAGGTCTTCTTTACTGCCGATAATTTCTATTGTGTTTATAACTAAATCTGTGTCAATTGATGGCTCATCAACAGAAATAGATTCTTCTTCAAGTTGTTGCGATTCGTTAAGTTGAAGTGTTGCAAGTGTCATATCTTCAACTTCTTGCGATTCTTCGACAACTTTAAGTCCTGTCATTATTGAAACTTCTAAAAGTGAATCGCTAATAGGAGTTGGTGCTGGTATTTCTTCAATCGAAACAAAAGAAACTATGGATGCGGTAGTTAATTCTTCAACCGGAACTTCTACTATTCCGTTTATTCTATTATACTCTTTTTTTGCATATTCATTCAACCATTTCCTAGCCACTTTAACCATTTCAATACCGTAGTTATACATTTCGGCACTAAAAGTAATGGTAGGAAATTTATATACACGTTCGGCTAGTGGTAAATGGTCGAAGTTGCATTTTTTCATAAATTCTGAAACTGCGGTCTGGTACTCTTGGCTATCTTCCATATTAGAACCGTAATTCCAAAGCATACGTTTTAATTCATCTGCTATAAGATTTTCCGGCATATTCATAAGCGTATTGGCTATAACGAATTCACCAACACCCCACAAACCCATGTATCCACATCCTTGCCATTCGTATATGCGATTCATTTTTTCAACCGTCTTCTTTTGGAATGTAAACCTATCCCAACAGGCCTTGTTGTCTATAACCAGTTTGTTCTGATGAATAATATCACATTCGCCGCTTATGTATTCGTTTTCAAGACGTTCCGTGTTTTTGACATAGAATTCTCCGTCAACATCCGAAAGAAGTTCAATAGCTGCATCTTCAACAGCAAGACCTTTTTCGAAATATTTGGAATGAATGTCTTTTTTGATTCCATCACGAACGCAGCAATATATTTCAATAAGATAAGAAATAGCCGTTTGTGAAAGTTGCGGAACTACTGGTTCATCCTTTTTAATAGATAGTTCACCACGTTCAACTTCAAGTTCCGCTAGTTTCGTGCAAAGATTCTGGTACGTTTTTAATTTACGCCTATCTTCCGGTGTGTCTTGTATCTTTTTGTTTGTTTCTTCTATCGAAGCAAGACATTTTTCATAGTCTTTCTTAAATGGGGAAACTAAAGATTTTAAGTCACCCATAAGATTACCCCATGATGAACAACGGAATTTGTAGTTAGAGAAATCGAGTGGAGCGTTAAGTTGCTGTATCATAAATTAAGAAAGTTTTTTAGTTTCTACTTTAAGAAAGTCGTTAGTGTATGGTGTGTTTTTATGATTGTCTGCCAATGATGCAATAAATTTGTTGCATAATTCACCTTCTTTAAATATAAGACAACCGGATTGATACTTTGATGTGAATGTTATTTGTATCATCTTTATAGATTTGATTCGCAGCACAAAATCCCACGTTTTATGGTGGGTTATTTCATGCATTAGATTGTGCCAGTTATAATCATACACCAATTCAATCCTAACTAATTACTTATCCTTCAACTGTTCTTTAAGATGATTATACATATCCAAATTGAAAACTTGCATGTTTTCAAGTTTGAAACCTTTACAAACTTCACCAACTTTAGTTTCCAAGTCGGAAAGCGTTGTTGCCTTTTGTATATGTTTGTCGAATCTTTCTTGTTGTTGTTTAGATACGTTTACGGTTACTGGTAAACTTGCGGTTGTGGTATCTTTAACTTCTTGCGCATAACCACCATCAACAGTGTTTTCTTGTTCGCCGTCACCAACTTCCATTCCGGTAATATGTTCGATAAGCCACGCCTTAGCTTTTCTTTCAGCCTTACCACGAATAGCGTCTTCGGTTGTTACCCCTTTATAAACTTTAATAGGGAATACAATTATTTTCTTTTCTGCTTTCCCATCTCTAACCCACTCTATCGTAGTAGTGATAGTTGTTATCCCATCAATTTCTTTTGACAATGAATAGGAAATGTCTGGGTGAACACCAAGTCGATTTTTAAGAATGTGACTAACGCCATTCTTGGTAATATAACAATTACCGCCAAGAATGTTAAATTGGTTATCGGTAGGTTCTACACCTTTAAGCGTTGCGGAAACTAAGGCCGAAAGAACGGTTTCTTCGGGATATACTTCACCTTTTTTGCAATCGGTTTTAAATCCGAACTGTTCTCCTTGAAGTGACATTACATCCTTTACGAATTCTTTATCTTTTTTGAATTCTTCTTTTATAAGTGATACCACTTTTGTTTTCGCTTTAAGCAAAGCGAATCCGGTTAGGCCGGAATTAAGAAGTTGCGAAACCGCTGTGTCAATTTTTTTTGCGCTTTCTATTTCGGTTTTGGATACTAATGTAAGTTCTTGTGACATATTAAAGGTTTGTTTTTGCAGCTCCAATTCCCGCCTAGTCTAGCTAGAGCGGGTTGAAGCCGTTAGGACGATACGCCTAATTCGTTAGAACGGAAGGTCGTCACCTTCCGGTTGCGGTATTTCTTCCACCTTTGTTTCCGGTTTCGGTTCCGGTTTTGCTGTACGTGTTGGATTAGCAACCGCCAACGGGTCAATTTTGTAAATGTTCAAATTCGTGAAGCACGTTTTTGAATCTGGGTTTCCATAGTAAGATTCACCGTTTACTACAATTTTCTTTTCGGAATCTTTCAAAGTTCCACGCAAAGAAAAGTAAACGTTGATTGTATCACCAGGCGAAAGGTTCAAAGATTCAACAAGGTCGCAGGCGTTTCCGGTAAGCTGGAAACTAACATTGTTTTTGTATTCTTCGCCATTTACAAATGATGTTACGCAAAGTATAAGTTCACGCACAAAAAAGTTCTTTCCGGCAGTGGTCGATTTGTCAACCTTGGGATTGAACGCAACAATATCGCCTTCCATCATAAAAGGCTTGTTATCATATTTCTTTTCGGCTTGCTTTATTTGTTGCCGCAATGTCACTAATTCTTGTTCCGGTGTCATAATTTTACGTTTGATTTTTAGTTAAGAAAGGACAAAGATAATACCCCAAAACGACATTTCCTAATATTTATAAATATTTTTTTTAGAATTTGGAAATTCAATTTATAGTAGTATATTTGCCTTTCAATCGGCTAAACAATGGACAATAACAATATAGAATCAAGAACCCCGCAACAAGAATTTTCTTTTTATTTGCCTTGGTTTCAAGATAATATAAAAGGAAAAGACGTTACTATACTTTCTGAAAAAATAGGATGTTCCGTAGCTTCAATGTATAATTATCTTGGCGGCAACGTGCCGGATACTAGCAAATGCAAGTATATAGTAGAAGAAGCAATTAAATTGTTGAACGACAAAGGATTATTTTTTATAAATACTGAATTATGAAAACTTTTACTTGGTATATTTATCAAATTTTAATTAACGACAAAGTTGTTTATATAGGTAAAACAACAAATATATTAAATAGAATTGGTCAACATTTATCATGTTTTAAAAAACCAAATTTTTATTTTCAAATTTTTATAAATCAACATATAAATAAAGGAATTTATCCAAAATTTGAAATTGTTTTCATTACAAAAAACGGAGCAGACGCGCATTGTAAAGAATTTCAATTGATAAAAGAATCAACCACTTCTTTAAATGGAAGATTCAAAAAAATGTATAGCAATAAAGATGATGATTTCTTTAAATTCTATATAATTAAAAAATCTTTACAATATAAAGAATTTTGTAAAAAATCAAAAAAAGATATAGAAATTCAACTTTCTTCTTTACTTGAAAAACTGTAGTTGTAATGAAAAAAATAACCTTAAGCATATCCAAACTTCGTGAATTCATAGTTTTTGCTGATAAAATTGAATCCGCAAAAAATATTGACATGCTTTCTACTAAGGATTATATTAAGCTTGAAATTGTAATGGAAGAAGTAATGTTGACTAAGCACAACGTTTACGCTTTCGTTAAACATTCATTCACACAAGCAGACCAGGACGATTTGGACGGTTTATTGATTAACGAAAAAATATTCTTTGATTACATTAAAACTTGTCCAGAATCATCAAAAAGTCTATATATACAGTACGAACAAAAGGAAAATTCAATGTTCGTTTCCATTTCCGACAATGAAAAAATGAAAAACAAACAATCGTTTAACTATTCTACTGAAATGGTTAAGATTGAAAACTTTCCAAATACGGACGTACAAACCGGAGGTGTTCAAAAAACCAGAATCTTACAAGACGTAATTTCATCAATAAACATTGCAAAAGGGTTTATTTCAAAAGACAATGGCGCTGGTTCATTATTCTGCGCATTATATATCATCAACGACTGCATTTATGCTTCCGATAGATTTACTTTCTATTACAAAAAACTTATTTCCGCTAAATCGTTACCGTTTATAGCAATTACCACCGAACAAATACGAATACTAAACAACGATTTGAATTTCATAGATTATTGTGTTACGCCAACGCACAACTTATATTACAAAGGAAACACCATATTTGGATATAGGCAAGAAGAAGGAATGAACGGTTACGACTATACACAATTCTTTGAAAAGTCACCACAGGATTACATAAAGGTTAGGGTTGATGATTTGATGTTGTTTTGCAATCGTTCAAAAAATCTTTCTTCTTTGGGTGATTTGCATTTCATACCAAGTAGATGTACGGTTGAAGGAAATGAGGCTATATTCAAATACATCGACACTGACTATGGTAATGAAAACATAAATGAAGTTGCAATACTTTCTAGTGGTGGTATCATGCAACCGTTTTCTTTGAATCATTCGCTTTGGTACGAATTGCTTAAGCCATTGCCGTACAAAGAAATAATTATCAATCACAATCCGAAAATGCCATTTATATCAATAACGTCTACCGAAGATAAGGAATTTTATTGTGTGGTATCAAAGGTTAACTTATGATACAAACCTACCAGAACGACCTAGAAATATTACTAAAAGGCGAAGGTTTTATGCGCCTCATTCTTGCTAGTATTATTGACGAAGCACAACCGATACTTGAAAAAGGTATTGATTCCGCTAGGGTTTGTATTGTTTCAAAGTATAGTGAAAATGAAATTGGTAAACGGTTATGCATTGACGCTAACTGGGAAAGATATTCTGACGAACGTTTAATAATACGTATAAACGAAGTAATTTCATTCGAAGAAATTGACGGTATGCCGGATTGCGTATTGGATAAGTATAACGAAATTAAAAAAGCATATGAAAGCGGTGAATTTAGCGAGTGTTTTGATTCAATAGGAGGGCTTCGGTTATGATTACTTTCTTCGATTTAGAGACTACCGGAACATCAACAACCAAAGATAGAATTGTATCGTTTAGTGCGATACAAACCGATAATAATTTTGTTAAAGTCGAAGGTTCTGAAAAATCACTTTTGTTTAATCCTGGTACTGGAATACTAATACCAAAAGAAGCTTCCGATGTGCATGGGATTACAAATGAAATGGTTGCCGGAAAACCTACTTTTAAACAATATGCACCGAAGATTTTGGCGTATATGTATCTATCTGATTATCTTGGCGGATACAATATTTCGAAGTTTGACATTCCATTACTATTTGAAGAATTTTTTCGTTCGGACGGTATAATTTTTGACATAGAACGTTTTAAAATACTTGACGGTTGTCAAGTGTTTCATAAAAAAGAACCAAGGGATTTAACGGCGGCTGTGAAATTTTACACAGGAAAAAAACTTGAAGGAGCGCATAATTCCGACAATGATACAATTGCTTCTTTAGATGTATTAGAGGGTCAAATGTTCATGTACGATATGTCGATTGAAGATTTGGTAGAATACAGCAAACAGAAAGGAGAATTTGTAGACTTCGATAGAAAAATAAAACGCAGGGAATCAGACGGTGTGTTTATTTGGGGTGATTTTGGAAAGAATAAAGGTCGTCCGATAAAAGAAGACTTATCATACTGCGATTGGTTTCTTGGTGCGGATTTTTCTTCACATAGTAAAATTATTTTAAGGCAAATTATAACTAATAAAATTATATAGAATGAAAACGAAAACAATTGAAAAAATAATTTCAAAAAAGTTTAACGAATTTTTATCTTCAATAAAAGATGAAAACGTTAAATTGTTAGTTAAGAAAAATACTATCATTACTGGTGGTTGTATTTCTTCAATGTTTTTAAACGAAAAAGTAAATGATTATGATTTATATTTTACAAATTATGAAACAACATTAGCAGTTGCTAAATATTATCTTAACGTATTTAACGAAAAAAATAAAACAAGTGGTTATGTTTTAGATTGGGATAAACATAATAAAGAACAAAACCAATTTAAAGTGCCGGATTTGGTAGAAGAATTTAGGGTTAAAATAATGTTTGATTCTATGGGTTCGGCTAAAGAAGTTGGATTACAAGATGAATCGGAAATACATGAACTTGGAGATACAATTGAAGTTAAAGATGACGAAGGTGAAAAATACAGACCTATTTATATTTCATCAAATGCGATTACTCTTTCTTCACAAATACAAATAATAGTACGTTTTTATGGTGAAGCAAATGAAATTCACGATAATTATGATTTTTCACATTGTACTAATTATTGGTTGTCTGAAAAAGAAAAACTTTACATAAACCAAAAAGCTTTGGAATGTATTTTAACAAAGGAACTTTTTTATATTGGAAGCAAATACCCGCTTGCTTCCATTATAAGAATTCGTAAATTTGTTAAACGTGGTTGGCAAATAAACGCAGGGCAAATAGTAAAAATGGCTTTACAATTAAATACATTTAATTTACTTGACCCTAAAGTGCTTGAAGAACAATTAACTGGTGTTGACTTGTCATACTTTGCGCAATTAATAGAAGCAATACAAAATGCTAGTCCAGAAAAACTTAACTATCTTTATATATCAGAAATAATAGACCGTATATTCTAAATCAAACATAATATAGTTTATGCATAAACACATCAATAACTTCAGAAAATTACTTATCGCATTAAATGACAAAAATCTTGTATTATGCGGTACTTTAGCATTGAAAATTCACGGATTAAAAATGCATAGGGAATCCGGCGATTTAGATGTTGCCATATATAAACCTACCGATAAACAAATGTCTATACTTAGAAATTTATCTATGTTACAGACAAGAGAAGACGGCTTTCAAGAAGGACACGATAAAATACAGGACGAAGACTACCCAATTGATAATATAATTTTGAAGTTTCAAAAAAGTGGATACAAAATTGATATTCATTTAACAAAAGATGAACTTCCAAAAAATGTAGAGTTTCTTTACTATGAATTTAATACAAATGGTATTCATCATATACCTATGACTTTCTTTTTTAAAGTACAAAACATAGCTTTAAATATAGAAGCTAAGAATTCTTACGCAATAAGAAATCAAGACGGATTGCGTTTGTATCGTAGGATAAAAGACGCAAAAGATTTCCAAGACCTAAAAAATTCTAACTTCAACCTTGACTAGTGATAGCCACCACCAAAGCAAACATAATAAACAAATACCGTGAACCAATTAAGGTATCCACGTACTACTTACATAAGTCAGGTAAGTATATGGTTGAAGAAGTTTCAACGGAACCAGTTTATTATTGCAAGATAGGTGACGAAGTTGGATTGATTTCCAGAAATTTTTCAATTGGCGGATGGTTTTACGTTGTGATAAATAAAAAAGATGAAACGTTTTTAATAGATGAAAAAGATATAGATTGCGATTTTCATTTTTTACCACAATCCGTTACTGAAAAAATACCAAATTATAGAATGAATACGCATAAGTTTACCGATTTCCAAGAATTTAACTTTTTCTAAAAATTAACCTTTCGGTGTAGGTCAACCGAATATTTTTTATGAACAATACAAATTATGATGTAGAATTAAGAATACAAACTAAATTAGCAATAAAATGGTCTGTTTTGGGGCTATTAATTATTGTTGTTTTAGCTTGTACTTGTATGATTGGCTGTCCTTCATACAAAGTTTACACCTCTAAAAAAGAAGGTGAAGCTATTTTAGCACATGCTCAATCATCAAGAGAGGTTGCGGTTGCCGAAGCAAAAGCAAAAATGGAAAGTTCTGCTTTGCTTGCACAAGCAGATACTATAAGAGCGCATGGCGTAGCAAGGTCTAATGTTATAATAGGTCAATCTCTTAGTGACGCTTATCTTCATTGGTATTGGCTTGATAATATAGATAAAAATCCAAATGCTGTTATTTATGTTCCAACAGAAGCAAATATGCCAATAATGGAAGCTGGAAAAAGAATTGATATAAAACAAAAATAATCACCCTTATGGTAAACTTCATTGTTCGATTCAATGAAGGGTGCAACTATATACAATGGCTAAGAAACACCAAGGAGTAACTACAGATATTTTCAACCAAGGAGTGATACAAGACGAACTTCTTAGAGACCGTTTTATAGAACCGCCATTTTCCGTATTGGATACAAAACAAGGTGGTTGGCAACGAAGGAAAAAACTTTGGAAAGCCAAGGGTTTAAAATCGGAAGTAGGACGTACCGCAACAACATTCAACATCAAGGAATGGGCTGATGACAAGACCGAATCAAAATCAACACCAATAGATATTTCAATATTTGACCCAGCGTTATGCGAAGTTATATATCATTGGTTTTGCGAAAAAGGTGATTCAATACTTGACCCTTTCGCAGGTGGTTCTGTAAGGGGTATTGTTGCAAACTACTTAGGTTTTAAATATACCGGAATAGATATTAGACAAGAACAAATAGATAGTAACTATATCCAAGGTGGTGAAATTATACCTTCAGCGGTTCCAAATTGGATGTGCGGTGATAGTAATGAAGTTCTTGATTCAATATCAGAATCTTTCGACCTTGTTTTTTCATGTCCACCATATGCAGACCTTGAAGTTTATTCGGATTTACAAGGTGATATAAGCAACATGAAATATGAGGATTTCTTAGAAAGTTACGAATCTATAATAGAAAAAAGCTGTAGACTTCTAAAAACTGGCGGTCACGCTATATTCGTAGTTGGTGAAATTCGTGACAAGGATGGATATTATGTTGGTTTTGTACCGGATACAATACGTGCATTTGAAAAGGCCGGAATGAAATTCTACAACGAAGGTATTCTTTTACAAGCCATTGCAACGGCTTCAATTCGTGCGGAAGGTAATATGAAGTATAAAAAGTTGGTAAAGGTTCATCAAAATATACTTGGGTTTTATAAGCCTACGGGGAACGAAAAAGAAGATAGACAGAAAAAAACTTCATTCATAACAAACGATATTTGGTGAAAACACTTCTGGTTATTTCCAACAACTTAGACGATGCAATTGACAAAGCAATTGCAATAGGGGTTTGTTTTTATAATAGAAACGAAATAAAAAACCGTGTAACAGAAAGAACAAACTTAACAAAAGAAACTAAGTGTGTTATATTTCATTGTATGGGAATGGAGGGACTTAAGTTATTAGCAAATAAACACGATGACAAATATACTAGGATTGTTGTTGGAACATTTAAGTTACCGCCGGAAGAAGAAAGAAAACAATGGTTAACAAGGGGGTTTGTTATTATTAATTTACGTGAAGACTTTATAAGTAAAATACTATGGTAGATTTCGAATTCGGTCTTGATAGCTTTTATTCCGGTTGGAAGCCAGTTTGCAAAGAAGTAATATTGGAACACAACCAAAATATTAAACAAGCCGAATACTTCAATTCGTTTATATATCAACAATATAATGGAATGAAGTATAAATCGCTTGATGACGGTGAAATAGCCGTTATTCGTCTTGTTCCTATCATGGGTAACTATAACGCTATTCGTTATTGTGGTGGGTACGGTTCAAAAAGTTCATCTACGTTATCATATAACGGATTCACGCTTAGGGGTTCAGACATAACCGAAGGAGGAAAACCCGATGATTTCGGTAGTGAATTTGTTTATGATGCAAACGAACTTATTATGATGCATGGTAAGAAGTTTGAAAGAATAAGAAACACAATAAACACAAGAAAATACAATAATGAATTTTCTTTATTATTTGAAGAAAAAGATATTTTATTAGTTATAAACGAATGGTCTAAAGCTACAAATTCAAAACATCAAATAAAACTTTTTGAATTCATAAAGAAAAATAAAGAACTTTGTAATTTTTTAACTGTATATACTCCTGAAAAAGAAATAATTGGAATATCTATCGTTGAAAAAATAAACGAAACTAACGGAGTTATAATACAGCAACTTATAAACCCATTGATTAAAGATAAAATAAAAGAACCAAACATATTGATTCATTTTTATAATTGTCTACATCATAGTGGTATGAAGCTAAACATTGGCGGCGCAAGAAACGAACAGATACGTGTTGCCAAGTCTAAGCTTCAACCGTCACTAATGCTTCCAATATACAGGAAAATATCAACTACGAAAAAACTATCTAAAACGGAATACGAACTATTAAAACATGGGTAAGATAGGATTAGAAATACCTAAAACAATATTAGAACCTTTTCAATCTAGGGCTAAACAAGAAACATACGACCTAATAAAAAATGGTTGCAAACGTATCTGCTTTGTACTGCCAGGCGGAGGCGGGAAAACTGTTATGATGTCTGAATTTACTTATGACCTTATAAACGACCTAGAGGTTTTCTATCAATCCATTAATCCGCAATATAGGGATGTTGCCGTACTTGTTCACCGCCAAGAATTACTTGACCACTACCGGAATGAATTAAATGATGGATACGGTTTGTTTTCACATAGGATTGACGCAGAAACAAAAAATATACCACAAGGGGTAAGGTCTTTTGCTTGTATGGTTGAAACGTTTGATAGAAGAAGTAACGACCCATCATTTTTAAGCAATTTCAAAAACGTAGGGTTGCTTTTAACAGATGAAGCACATCTTAACCATTTCAAAAAAGTATTTAAACATTTTCCGAAAGAACGTATATCTATTGGTTTCACCGCTACGCCAATTAGTGCGGTTAAGTCAGACCCGCTTATAAATCACTATGATGAAATTGTAGTTGGTGCAACAATACAAGAACTAATTGAACTTAACGAAAGAAAACCAAATAGGGGTATAGTAACTTGTCAAGGTTTCGATTATAACCTTGGAGATGTAGACCTTTCAAAAGTTCGTAAGTCAAAAGGTGATTATGCTGAATCGGAACTTTCAACAATATTTTCAGCGGATAGACAGATAGACAATACAATAGATGCATACGAAAAGTTTTGCGTTCCTAGGGGTCTTAAAACTTTGATATTCAATTGTGATGTTGAGCATTCGGTTAAGATGCACGAAGCCTTATTAAAAAGGGGTCATGTATCGCAACATATTCATACCGGAAAGGTCAATACGGATAAGGTAGATGCGAAGTATAACTATAATGGTGGTAAGGCGCATCGAGAGTTCCTATTAGGGCGGGGTTCTAAGAAAGGTTGGGCGGATACCTACAACGGCGGGGCTTGCGCCATAAACAATGTAGGAATAGCCACCATTGGAACGGATATAAAAAGCATACAATGTGTTATAATCAATCGTTCTACCGATTCATTTACTTATTTTTGGCAAATGGTTTATAGGGGTGATAGGGCTTTTGTTTGGCCAGATGGTTCGATAAAAACACACTTCTATTTATTGGACATGGGAAACAATATATTGTTCTCGGACGGTTCAATTCATCATGGAAGATTTGAAACCCCTATTGATTGGAAGTTTATTTTTCATAATCCTAATCTTCCCAGACCAGGAGTAGGTGCAATAAAAAGTTGTCCAGAATGTGGTGCAATAAATCCGGCTAGTGCGTCATGTTGTTCGGCGTTAGTAGATGATTGGATAAGTGGTGAAGAAGTTGAATGTGGTTATTTGTTCCCAACCAACGATAATGAACTGGTTGTAGATGACCTTTCAATACGTGAAATGGTAAAGATTGATAATTTCTTAAAAGATTCAATAGACATTAGGGAAAACATAAAGTATTTCATTGAAAAAGAAGGCCGTCCGGCGGCAAGGGTATTTTACGAAACAATAAAGCAAGTTTGTAACATATACAAGAAACAATTAACAAACGGTGGATTCTTTTATATGATAGGACAAAAAGAATTCGAACTTCTTGCTAATGTATGTGTTGCAAAGGCTAAAGAATTTTTCCATGAAATGAAGATAGGTCACTACATGAATTACAAACTTACTATAAAGAAAGAACTGTGGTATTATCTACCAACGATAGGATTTGTATTTAATGGTATTACCGTGGACATAAAAGAAATTGAAGAAAAACTTTCACGAACATATTTAAAACTCACGTAGACAATGACAAACATAGAAATACTAGGCGAAAAGAACATAAAAATACCGGAAGGTTATCGTAAGCTTGAAGAGCAAGAAACGGTAAGAATAGATGATATGATTTGTCATGTAACCGGAAAACATCTTGAAGTTTCTTGGTTAAAACCGGAAACTATAAGTGAAGTTGGAAAGCAAAGAAAATACTCGGGTCAACTTATAATCCGTAAAATTATGAACTGATGACAAAAGAAAGTATATACGAACTTCAAAAAATAGATTGCAATTGTAATAATTGCAAGTTTATGGAACGGGATTTAAGTAAGCCGCCAACAAAGGGGCGAGCGGCAAAGATTAACTACGGTCATTGTAAAAAGTTCGACAAACCAGTAACATTCATTCCATCAATTTGTCAGTTAGATACTCAGGAATGTTTTGAACATAGAAAATAAAAGTAATATAATGACAAAAGCTGAAGAAATACTCAAAAGACATATAAACCGACTTAACTCAATTAACCCAAAAGAATATGATGATTTCGAAACAATATCATATTGTCAACCGGATATAATAATTGAAATGCTTAATGCAATGGAAAGATATGCGGAATACAAAATGTTAGAAAAAACAAAAAAGCCAACCAAATAAAATTCGGAAGGCTTTTTCTGTTTTATGCAAATCAACTAAAGTACAGAATCACTTGGAAGAACGGTTGAAACTTCAATAGGCAAAAAGTTTTGCTGTATAGCATCAACCGCTTCGTCAATTGAAATCTTTCCGTCTTTAACATATACAAGTATTTCTGCTGCAATGTGATGTATCGCACCGTCAAAAAGTGTCTTGTCATCCGCAATAAGTTGCAATTTTGGCGCAACGCGATTAAGGATGGTTACAACACCATTCACATAAGATGTAGCACCAAAATACGCCAATGCCATTTGTACAAGTGGATTTTTTGTATCGGCCGCTATTATCGGTTCCCATTTAGCACCTTTAGCACATAATTCGCAAAACTTGTCAATCAAGATTGTAATATTATGTTCGGCACTTCCAACTATTCCTTCGATTTTTTGTTCGATGGAATCCATGTCTTTTTTTAATTGTGCCAAAATCTGGCGTGGATTTAGTTTCATTTTGTTTGATTTATGATGTTAATTTATTATAAAATTCATTAGTATATTGTATCCTTTCTTGCAATCCAAGGATTCCGCCATTTACCTTACGGCAAACAAGTTCGCAAATTGTATTAGAAATACCCTTGTCGCATATTTCAAAAATTCCTTTATTTTTAAAATATAAAACAGAAGAATCTAATCCAATTCCAATCATATCTGGATTATTTATATAATCTCTTCCTGTATCATGTGAAAGCTGTTGATAATTTACCTTTCCGGTAATTTGTACGCATCCCCTTCCACGATAAAGCCAACCTTCTCCCGATTCTTCCGAACCATTACCCATTCGATTAGAATAGATTCTATTTGCTATTTTTTGCGGATTATGTGCGTAATTATTAGCATCTTCTATTCCATTGAAGTGAATTGGAAATATAGCTATTAATCTCGATGCTGAATAATTCAAATCTTCAACAAACTTAGTAAATCCTACAGATTCTTCTTTACATTCACCAAGCAAATGACAAAGGCGAAATTCATTGTTTACACCTAAAGAATACAATATTGGACTAAGTTGTCCATCGTTATCTTTATCGTTAATTTCATTCCAAATATTTTCTGGAAGAATTTCAATTAAGCGAACTATATTCATAATCCTTTTATAATTTGTATTGATGAAATACTGTCTATTTTAACATCTGGACAATCACTCGATATATCCTGTTTGGTTACAATAGTTCCGGCTAAAAAAGAACGCAATCTAAAATGTGTTAAGTCATCAAAGTTACGTTTCTTCTTCCAATATATAGTTCCGGCAATATGTATATTTGTTTCTTCAATAAGCGTCAACGACTTTAAATCTTTAGAAACTTTTATAGTTCCATGTGAACATCCTGAATTAATTGGAAATATTAGATTTTCACCAACCAAAACAATTGAATCTTTTACTTCAGCTTTAAATGAAAGTACATTAGAAATATGTTCATCATTTTTAAGATTAAGTTGATTTTCACGTTGTTTTATTTCCGGTTTATAGAACGTATATACTTGTCTTTTCGTTCCGCTCGCAACCGTCTTTTCGGAATGTGACACACCTTTTATAATGGAATGAATAGTTGTATCGTTGTTCTTTATTTCACCAATAGTTTTTATTTGTTGAGCATCTTGTTTTATCAAGAATTCGGATTTGCTTTTACTTATTTTTTTATGGTTACAAGTCCATAAGAAATAACTAAGTGTTCCACAAATAGAAAGTACGATTAAAGCAGATAATAGTTTTTTCATTTTTAAGATGGTTTTTGTGTAGTTTCAATCCATGAAGAACCATTGAAGTAATAGTTTTTTCCATCCGAAGTATTTACATATGCATCCCCTACTTTAGAATTTACGTGGTCTGGAACTTTTACTGAAAACGAACCAAGCCAATTTAATTTTTTAGGTTCAAATACTGTTTTTAAATCTACAACATCTGAATCTTTGTTTGGCGGTGTAGCTGCAATAGCATCTGATATATTTTGTTGCGCTTGCGCTATCGTGGCATCTTTCTTTTGGCTACCTTCGGTGCTACCATAAAGATAAGAATACGCATCTTTGATACATACACCAAGTATGACACCCAAAATAACGTTAGCCATTTCGCGGTTTTCTGTTGGTATCTTACAGAATGTTAATGATAAAATGTATATAGCGGCAAATATAAATCCACCTACTAAAAATCCAAACTTCTTACTTGGTTGTATGTTTTCCATATTTATTTATTTAAGGTTGACGAACTTGAATTGTATCATTTTTGTAAGCTCTTTCTTGATTCTTTTGATTTTGATTTTGAAATCTATTAGAAAGAATAAATTCATTTCTTAATTCTTTTATTGATGCATAAAAATTACTCATCATCTGTATATGTGTGGAATCTTCAATTCTTTTATTGTTAGATACAATATTAGGAATGTTGCTTAATGTAATAAATATCTGCCTACCAGATTCTATCTTAGCACCTACATATATTAAAGATAAACATATCGCTGCTCCAGCAACTATGATAGAATATGTAATATACCAACTACTTTTTTTATTTTTACCATCCTTATCTTTAGCCAAGTCGTTAAACCTTTCCTGCATTTCATCAAAGAAGGCTTTTTTTAAATCTTCGTCCATGCTTATAACAATTTTACTTTTATAACAATGTTGTTTCGGTATGGTTCGGAGTGATAATCACTGACAAGATAAGACTTGGCAATCTGAGGATACCGTTGTTGGGCGTCGTCATAACCGGTAAAGGGGAATGCTGCTTCAATCCTCTCGACGAACTCAAGATTGCCATCTTCGGTAAAATTTACGTAGCCTATATTGTTAGCCATGTTAAGGTTTTATAATTTCAGAATCATTTATGTAAATAAATTGGCAACGGGTACTATCAGGATTGCCGACATAGAATAGCATCATATTGTATGCCATGATGCTATCTCCCCATTTTGCAGAAATAAGTATGTCTCCATTCGTGCGCTTCATTGGTTTCATAACCCAACCTTTCTGAATCAGAAAGAAGGAAATTAGGTAAAGCGATATTTTTATATAATAGTTCATTGTTTAATTATGCCATGCCGAAAAACCACTAGGTATAGAATGAGCGAATGCTGTTGCACCATAATTAATAGTTGTTCCCGCTGTTGAATAATGACTAACACAGGGAGCCCATGCCCCAGAAAGCACACTGCCGCCGTTCGTAGGGTTAGCGCCTGTGGAAGGGTTAGCGATTGGACTGATTCCTATCCATGTTCCTGATGCGTCAGATACCCAAAAGTTTCCGGTAGTAGCGTCGAAAGCTAATCCTATGACGCTACCGGCTACATTACTACCTGTTCCGTAGTTTCGCAGGTTACTTCCACCGTTCCATATATAGCCACCGAGCCAACCCCATCCGGCAGCATCTTGACCGCAAAATATATTTAGACCTGCGGTGTTTTTTGCAAGTCCGTAAGCGTCAAACCCAGCCCACGTAGTAAGCGTAAATTCACAGTACCATTTACCACCGCCGCCACCAACGGTTTTATATGCTCCCGTATTGGTGGTCAGGACACAAGCCGACCCGCTACTATTTGTAGCCGTAAGATTGCCACCTGATAATGTTTCATTCGTTCCTTTCTTTGCAGGGTCTAGTGTTGGGTATGTGACAGGCGTGGAAACGCCAGTCCCTAATGGCAACGGGTGTCCACGCCGCCTGTCTGCGAAAATGCTTTTCGGTATCAGCAATCCTGATGCTAAAGCAATTGAATTTTTTATGAAGTCGTTTCTATCCATTAGTAACTTTGGAATCCAGTTAAAATAAATTTAGAAAGACCGCTATTGTACTCGAATTGTATTATCATCATTGTGGTGGTTACTGTGGTTGATGGCTTAGTGAGTGTTGGTGTTGTTCCGTCCATGTAATTCGTGCCGTACGTCAATGCCCTTGCCGCTGTTCCCGTCACATAAAATACTAATGGTTGGTGGTTCGCCCACGTTCCTATCGGATTATTAAACAGCAATGCACCAGCCTGTGCTGTTATGTTGTATGTGACAGGATATAGCGTTCCTGTTACCGGAGTAACAGGTGTCATGCTTGTAGTGAAATTAGTTGTTGTAGTATCTTTAAAATAGTTTTCTACATATGCAGTACTTGCAGCTTTAGTACTATTGTCACCATTAGTTTGTGTTCCAACAACTGGATTTGTCATTGTTGGTGAAGTTCCAAAAATAATATTTCCAGTTCCGCTTGCGCCAGTTGTAGTAACACCTTCTAAAATATAATGTCCGGTTGATAGAATTGATAAAACGGAAGTGTAACTTGTGGAATTATCCGCTTTGGTATAAAAATCTATTTGTCCACCATTTCCATTTGCGCCACCACTTCCGGTTACTTTACCAACCATACCGCACATATTGTAATACGCAGGAGTTCCGGTATTTGAATATCCCCAAAAGCCATTATTTCCAATTATGTCACCAGATTGAAGTATTAAAGGACTTACAGAAGTACCTCTAGATGCTGAAGTACTCGTTCCGTTCATTGTAGTACTATTTACCGCCCCTTGTGCGCTATTTAATTGGTACATATCTATTTCGCCATAAACGTTTATTGCGTCAGAACCAGTTGTATCACCATTGCAATTAACGCTTAATTTATGAGTATATGGACTATAAAAATGATTTAAATTATCTTGAACCATAGATGTGTAACCAAAAGAAGCAACACTTCCATAAGTCCAAGAAGTAGAAGCGTTAGTTCCACCATTTGCATAAGGTAGAATACCCGTAACCATTGAAGTAAGGTTAGTAGACATGGTTACATTTCCAATAGCGGTAATCCTTCCCTTTCCATCTACCGTTACCGTAGGGGTTTGTGTTGCGCTCCCCCAATTTCCGGTATTGCTATTTACTGTTGCAAGGGCAGCTACAAGTGTGTTAGAAGTAGTGAAATCACCGCTAAATGTATTCCAAGTTGGTTTTCCGCTTGTTGTTGCAACTAAAACCTGTCCACTTGTTCCATTTAGTATTTCATCCCATTGACCGCTTACGTTATGATAGAATAGTGCGTAAGAGCTTCCGCCAGATACGGGGTCGCCTATGGCTAAAGACGATGCTCCCCACTTAGTACCGTCATATTTTAAGTATGAAGGATTAGTAGGTGCTGTTGTGTATATAGCAACACCTTGAATAGATGTTGCATTTGCGCCAGTAGGACTTCCTGTTGTAATGGAAGTAATTCGTCCTTTTGCATCGGTTGTAATTATCGGTATTAATGATGAAGAACCATAAGTTCCTGCCGTTCCTACATTTGGCAAAGATAATGTTACTGTAGAACCAAGCGTAGCCGTTCCGGTAACATCACCAGTGTATGTAACCGTAGGTAATGAACTTATATTAGACCAAGAATAATCAATAGCAACATCACTTAACATAGACACCCTACCTTGTGCATCTGTTGTTATTTGTGGTACTATTTTAGATGTTCCATGAGTTGAGGCAGTACCTACATTGGGCATACTAACAGTTCCAGTAGTTGTAAAAGTTCCCCCACTTAATCCCGCTCCAGCAGATACACTTGTAACAGTACCAACATTCCAAGTTCTATTACTAGACAGGTCAAATGTTGTTCCATTAATAGTTAATGTTCTTGTTAATGGTACATAGGTAAGTGCCGCTAACCAACTAGGTAGATATGGTGACAACATAGCCGCCGTATCTGAATATTTTACTCTTTGATTTATTCTAAAAGATAATCCACCAGTATCCGTAGCGTTAGATGAAACATAATTTGCAACCGCCTGCGTTGTAGGGTATAAAGTATTATTAAGTGTAGAAAAGTTTGTAGCTTTATTAGCAACGTTTTCCGGAGTGTATCCCAATACGGGTTGATACAAAAGCGTAGCCAACCACTTCGGAAGATATATTGATAGCATAGAAGCCGTATCGCTATATTTAACACGTTGATTTATTCGATAAGAAAGACCTCCTGTGTCTGTGCTATTTGCCGAAACATAATTAACTACCGCTTGCGTGGTAGGATAATGAACATTGTCTATTGCGGTAAACGATGAAACCTTGTTAGCAACGTTTTCCGGAGTGTATCCCAATATGGGTTGATAAAGTAAATCCGCTAACCATTTTTGTATGTATGGCGAAAGCATACTTGACGTATCGCTATACTTTACCCTTTGGTTAATACGATATGATAATCCACCAGTATCAGTACCGCCACTAATGGTAGATATTTTAGACCATATACTTTTTGTAGAAGTGTCAAAATCGTAGTGTGTAGTATATCCAAGAAGACTATCCCAATAAGCAACCCTCTTAACCAACGAATCAATCATTTGCTGAAGTGGAACACCACTTGCTCCTTGCGCTGGCGTAGTAAAAGCAAATCCGTTCCAATAGTAAAATATGCCATTGAATATGCGAATTCCGCCAAGTTCACCCCAACAACAATTTTTTAACGAAGTATCCTTATTAGGAATCAACAAGTCACCCTTAACACAAAACACGCCATTATTAACCAAGATTTGATTAGGTTTTGTACCCATCGTATCGTGGCCTTGACCGAAACAAAATATCGGTATTAAAAACAGAATGCTCAGTATGTATTTCATTAGTTTCCTACGTATTTTTGCAAGTGTCTTCTTGTCCAACGATAAAGACTATCTGCGTTTGGAAAATTACCATAACTTGCATCACCATTTTGATAGTTTGTATCCACCAAATAGTTGCTAGTTATTGGCAATATTGAAACACCATTTGTTGTACTTAGTTTCATTTGCGTATCACCTTTTGGTGAAATATAAAACGAAGCAACAACATTACCACGAGTATAATCCATTGGTGGATTTCCACGTTGATATACGGTTACATAACCGTTAGTTCCGGTTGTAAGTATATATTTTGACGACTGTGCGTAAACCAACACATTCGTAAGCAACAAAAGAAAAAATAACTTCTTCATATATGTATTTTTAGAGTGTCCAATAGTTACCGTAAACATCAACGTATATAACTGCTTTCTTTATTGCGGCAGATGTTGCAGGTGAAAGAAGGTATGGGGTTGCGGTTGCGCCGTTAAATGAATGGTCGTGAAATATAGCCAACGTATCATTTACAACACCATTTGCAAGTATTCTTATTATTTGACCTGGCTTAAGATATGTTCCAGACAAAGTTATAGAATCAAGTTGGTAACTTGCAGAATCTATGAACAACGGATATGTACCAAGAACCGTATAGTTTCTTGATGTTGTTTTTTCAACACCATAAAACAAGCCGGAATTTTCGTAAGTCTTTCCGGTTGCGTTTATAGCACCTACTGTATTTACAACACCACGCATAATAGCAACAGATTTAAAAATCTGTGGCTGTGTTTGCGTATTAGGTAATCCGGTTATTGTACTTCCGGTTGGTGTTACCGCTTGTGCGTTAGCCGAAATCGTTGACAAGCATACGAACATAGCTAAAAGAAATAATACTTTTTTCATTTTATTTGGTTTTTGTTGTTTAAGATACTGCGTTATAGCCTATTGAAAATTCACATTCTCCTGATAGTTCGTATTTAATCCTGAAGTTTTTAGGTATTGATTGAAAAAATCTTGAATCTTCAATTGAAGGATAAGTATATTTTCCAACTTGTACAATTGTTGGTATTTTTGCAAAGTCAAAATATTCTTTGCTTGCTTCATCCAAACATTGAAGTGTTAAGTCAAGCTTTCCGGTAAGTTCTTTAACGTTTATCATAAACAAAGCTGAAATAGAATTTGCTATATCACCAATTTTTTCGGTGAATCCGTCTTCTTTTACAACTTTATTATGAAACAAAACTAATGAGTAACTCATATATTTACCATTTATTTTCTGGACAATTTTCTTCTTTTACTATTGATTTCTGGTGACACGGACACTTGCACTTCGAACAATATTTACCGTCCACATCTTCCGCATTTCCATTTATAAAAGCTAAAAAAGTTGAAGGTAAAGCAAATTCACAACTATCGCAAATTTTCAACCGCCTTTCGCTTTCCTCCTTGCCCTCCTTGCTTAATTCTAAAGCCCCAAGCCATGTACCCCACCCGACTAAAACGTTCTTTAAATCCATTGTATCGCAAATCTACTACATTACTTGGGCATATAAAAATTCAAAATTATCACCATCCGAAAACCACGCACCACCCACGCTACCAAATTTACCCGTGTTAGTATCAAATGGTATATTTACCGGATTCCCGTTCTTGGTCATACCAGCACTGTTTACATAAGCACCTACAAGATTTGGTAACGTAATAAAATCACCGTCTTTTGAAAGTGGATTTAACGGGTCTGCAATTGAAGGTGAATATTGTAAAAGTATTGTTTGAAGATTACAAAGTTGGTACAGTTGATTTGGGTCTGGGTTCGACACTACTTCAATGCTAATAGTACAAGTTAGCTTAAATGGATTTGGTGTTGGCGGAACTGGAAGTATTTGCTGTCCACTCCATTCATTTTTCCTGCATCCGCAATCATCATCAGAATAAATATTAATAAATTCGGTAGTTCTTTTTTCCATCGTTTCCCTATTCCACTTTTGACATTTTTTAGATGGATATAATGGAAGTGAAGAAATGTTGGCGCAAAGATATTGTTCCAAATAATCCTGAAATGGATTTATTCTATCAAGAAGCCACCTGTCGTTTAGATAGCGCAAATCTTTTAAATCTATTCCAACACTAGAAGAAGCCTTTTCACCTACCAACGAGCCAATAGGATTATTTTTTTGTATTCCTTGATTAGTAAATTGTGCGTAGTTTTCACTTAACGCAATAAAATAAACACAATTAAAAACAAAATCCCATAAAGCCGAATTCCACAAAGCAACATAAGGTGCGCCTACGGTTACAAGACTTATAGAATTTACATAGTCTCCAATGTTAAGCAAAACTTTTGGATTTCCGGCTTGGTCTGTTCCAAATGTTTGATTTATAAAACCTTGCAAAGTTGCTTGATTTCCACTAGTAACTTGTACGTTTTTTTGATTACAAATATCGTTATATAGATTGTATCCAAGAACCGGAATAATCAAACGAACCTCTGCAATAGGTATTGCTGAAATCCATTTTTTACTATCTAAAGACGCAGCTGGTAACCGTGACGTACATTCGTCAGGTGTTATCAACATTGGCCTAGATAATGGATTTACTGCGTACCTTCCCATATTATACGGTTTCTATAACTGATGAAGTTTTATTCTTTGGTAAAATAACTTTTATTCCGTTTACTAATCCTTCTGCGATATGCTTTTCCATACCGAACTTTAATACAAGAAAGTTTACCGCATTTGCATGTGGCAATATTCCGTTTCCAACTTCTTTAAGTACATTCAACAAAAGAACACCGCCGTTAACAGTAGTGCTCGCTTCTGTAGTATCATTAAAAAGATTAGAAACTTGTATGTCAAGATTATCACTATCCCAATCAGTACCAAGCCAATCGTTAGCAATCTCGCATAATGGAACAATAAATCCGTCTTTTATAACCCTATGAATTGGCTTAATTACTGTTTTAATTTTTTGTTGATAAAGCTCGTTAAGATATGCACCAGACTTTGCCTTAGTCATTCCATCCTTGTTTCCAAGAAACGCACCATCCCACTTATTAGCCATTATTATTTTATCCTTAATAGTAGAATCAAGTTCTAGGTACGAACCCTCTTGGTGTGTGCTGAACGGTTCCCACTTTGAATTAGTTACATTATCGTTGCTTGCAACAACCATAGTACGAAGACCCTTACCTTTTCCGGTAAAAGTATTAACCAAATCCCTTGCAAATTTCTTTTTTTCATCCGGCGTAATATTTCCGGCTATATGAAGCATACCGCCAATATGCATACCGTTTTTAAGATTATCGTGATTATAAACGGAACCAGCGTATTCAAGTTCTGCATCAATCATTGATTCAATCCAATCAGGCAATCCATAATGGTCGTATCCTGGAAAATCATTTTTTAACCATAATGCGGTTCTCCATACTGGCGGAACTGGAACATTTTGATTATTAGTCTTGTCTTGAATCCAACACCCGCTTTCGTCATTTGCGCCGTCACCCATTTCGTAAAAAGGTATCCGAATGTTGTATTTTTGGGTAAGGTTCATATATCCACGTTTACGAAACCAACGTGATATTATCATAGCCTCTGATTCGTTATTTCCGTCAGGCCATGATTTACGACAATCTAATTGATTCTTGGCATAAACGTGTAGCCACCTTTCTCCACCCGTTTCACCCCTAACTATTTCAATAGGGGAATTTCCGAAATTAAGATAGTTTACTACAATTTTTTTAAGTAATGAATTCGCAGATTCTTTTGGGTTTATACGCTTGTAAAAAGACTTCCATTCTTTGTCTTTTTTCTTGTCGTCTTCACCCTTCCAATAGAAACCGTCACCTATAATAAAATCGGTTTTGGAATTTAATACAGAACCTAAAGTGGAAGATTGACTTCTTAATGCCAAAAGAAGATTAAAAAAAGTATCAAATCCGTAACAATCGTCATTTTGTTCTGTCAAAAACGGTATATACTTATTTCCACCTGGTGAAAAAGCATACCTATTTTCTAACTCTAATGGTACTGGATTTCTTACATTTATGTTTACTTCGTTCGTAACATCGGAAGTTCCGGTATCGCTAATTGCGCTTACCGGAACGTCTATTGATTTTTTTGCGGATTGTCTAGGATTTCGTTTTACAATGACCGCCTTTTTTGTATCTTGTATTTTTTTTGCGGTGGACATTGTGTATTATATTAACGGTTTTGCTGGTGTAGGTGGAGGCTGTTGTAATATTGTTTCTTCTTCTACTTCTGCTTTGTTTAGTCGCAATTCTTCAATTGTAGGCAACTTACCAACGAAGCAACGTAAAAGTATAGGGTTATTGGAAGATAAAGCCAAAATTGCAAGCTCTAATAATTCTTCCTGTGTGTAATCCTTAAGCTTTTTACTTATATTACCATGACCCATGTGCTGGTAATGGTAATCTGGATTTGATTTTAACATCTTATTCCGTATTGGTGATTAGTTCGATAAAGCAACAATTGTTGACAAAGCACCTGTGTATTGAATCAACGGCCTTGGATATTCACAACTTTTCAATACCACGTTAACGGTGTTTTTGTCTGTTGCTTTCTTTCCGGTATTACCCTTTGTTCCGTCCTGCCATGTGTAGAATATCGGAGAAAGAGGAGAAGCGTTAACGCTTGATTCACCCATGATATTGATAATGTTGTTGTTGTCAACAAACACGATACCGATACCGCAACAAAGACCCATGATGTTTATAAGTTGCGCCCACTGGCTTGCTTTCATGTCGTTCCTTGGAACCGAAAACATAACTTCATGTGAATAACCAACGGCTACACCGTCATCATTCTTAAGCGTGAAGCTGTATTCTGCCGACATACGCTCGAAACCAATTTGATACAAAGGCAATCCCGCACCAAGAAGGTTTGTAACCGCCGTGTATGGTTGAACAACACCACCAACAGGTGCGGCTTGTGTAAAGTCAACCAACGTTGCATCAAATACCCACAATTTGCTTATGCCACCGCTTGTGGTTAAACATGAAGTAGGTAAGTAGTTTATCATTGTCGCACATGCGGTAAGACCTGCCATAATATAAAGTTTTATTTTGCAGCTACAAGACCCGCTGTGTTATAGCGGGTTTTGTATTTTATATCTGTGTGGTGGCGATACTAGTTCGACCAACCTGCCGTAATAAATTCCGGTAGGATTATCTGGCTTCCACCAAGCAAGAACTGCTGGTAGTACCATGAACGGTTCAAACGCCTCCACCATATAACCAATGATTCCCTGTCCTGTGCTCCTTCCGCTCCGGATTCAAGACCCGCAGGGCCTTCTCCGTAAGTCTTGTCGGTAGCAAAGATAAAGTTACGACGAACTGTCATCAATACTGCGTGGTGGAAACCTGCGCCAAGTATGTCGCTAAGAACCGGCTCCCATAATGGAACAACAACTATTGGTGTTCCTTGGTAAGCTGGCATTTTGCGGCCTTCACCCAACCATGTAACAATTACTTCGGTACTTGTACCAAGTGTGTTCATGTAGTTGCTAAAGCCATCCAAAGTTGCCTGGTCGCAATAGATAACCTTGCTTGCTGCTGGCCATGCCCTCATCAAAACAGGCTGCGCTCTCCATGCTGCGTCAATTGCATTGAACGCATCTTCATAGTGCGCAGGGTCACGGTAGTCTGTAGCCGCCGGAGTATATATTTGTGCGCTTGGAATAAGGTTTCCGGCATACGTAGCAATCCATTTCCATATACCATTGAACACGGTAGAAGAAAATTGCAAAGAAGCTGTGTTGATACGACTTGTATCACCAAACCACAAGTTTGTAGCAAGGTCGGTGCGGGTAGCCGCCAAGAAGAAAGGCGTGATTTTGTTTTCGAAAACTTCTGGGTTATCACGGAAATCACGCAATGCACCCTGGTAGAATTCGTGACGGCAATGCTGCGTAGCACCGTACATCTGGTCTGTTTCAACATACCTTAAAGCGGTTGTACCGATACGCTTGTAGATAAGTTCGCAGTTCTTATCTTCACGCTGAAGTATGTTAAACTTCGGTGTAATATCAATAATTGGCCTACGATTAGGGCAATTATCCATTATCGTAAAGTCGGCAATTGCGCCATCATAAACACCATCACCTTCTCCAACAAGTGAAGTAAATGAAGGATGTACTATAATGTCGTACATGCTTAACGGGTCGATAATCGCTGTCTTATTATTAATTGCTTCTGAAGCCATGACCAAAGTTTTTATTTGTTTTTTTTTAAATGTTGTGTCTTTTTTTTTTACTATTCAGGATTATTATTAGGATTTGTATTGGTAGTGAAATCCTGAATCCAATACCCTATTGCGCCGGAAGCATTTGAAGCATTTACGAAGTTAACTTCGCCATCACTTTGAACTCCAAGCGTGGAAACATCTGTTACCTTTATAGTAAGAGGGCCTGCAAGCGCAAGACCGCTTACGTCCAACGCTCCGGTATTTCCGTGATAAGTTGGCAAATGACCATAAACTGTACCGCCCTGGTTATCAACAATTTCTACATTGGTTGATTTCCATGAATCCGGTGCAGTGTATGTTCCAGCTCCGGTTACGGTTACGGTTTTTGCACCCGAATCATAAGCCCATGTAACGGAAGGTACAACCAAGGCAATATTAACTGGTGGAATACCAATTCCTGCTGTCGGGCTAATCAAGTTTGCATTGTCAATGGCTATCATAAAATATAGTTTTTAAAGTTTAAGTTTGTTTGTGTTGTTGTATTTAAGATTAGTCTGTACCACCTGAAGAAAACTTCATCCTTCCGGCGAAAGTTTTAACATTTTTACCGCCTACTCCTGTTTCTCCTTCTTCTTTATCGTCACCGATAGAGTTTGAAGGTTTACCCATCAATGTACGAACATTTGCTTTCAACGCTTTTATAGTCTTAGACTGTTCGTCAATTGTGTTTTTCTGTGCTGTATTTATTTCTTCTTGCGAAGTTATTTTTTCCTCCTGCTCTGTTTGTTTGGTTGTAAGCGCAGTGATTGATTCTTTCAAACCATTCATTAACCCTTCAAATTCGTTACGTATTTCCGTTACCTTGTTAGTAACCGAATCCGTAACCAATGTCTTTTCGGCTTCTATACTCGAGTTTATCGAGTTTAAAATACCTTCAAGTGGTTTTTCAAGAACCGCAAAAATGTTGTTCTGAACTTCAACCGGAACCGCCGAATTTTTGATGGACAATTTGAATTCTTCCATCATATTTTTTACTTCCATAATAGCGTTATTTAAAATATTAATGTCTGTTTGTGGTACAAGGTTCTTTATGTGCGCCGGAACTTTACCGTAATTTTGTTCTGCTAAGTTTATTGAATTCGTGATAGTTACCGATTCATCATTGTAAATATCATCAACAAAACCCATTTCCTTAGCTTGCGTTCCGGTCATCCAATAATCACCGTCTTTTATAAGGTCGAAAATTTCATCCCTTGTTTTTCCTTTGCGATTGTTTTGAACGTAAACATCAAGAACATTTTCTGTGTAAACATCAATAACATCCGCAGCTGTCCTTAATTCATCCGCAGTTCCACTTGCCTGCCCGCTTGCTTTGTGAATAACCATAATTCCGTTACGTGGCATTGTGATATATCCGTTTTCTCCTGCGCAACACATTACGCTTGCTATACTGGCGCAATTGTTAAGTATTTTTGATTCAACACGTTTTGCTTTATGCGCTTTCTTGTCCTTGAAATAATTATAGATTCCAAGTCCAACTGGTGCGCTACCACCCCAAGAATCAATACACTGACGAATTATTGTAGGTTTAGTTTCATTTACTTTGTCTATAATTTGACCAAGCATAGAATCTTCTTCACCAGTGAACCAATTTACTTCGTTTTGTATTGTGTCCATGAAATAGAACTCCAAAACGTTATCTTCACCGTCATTGGATTGTATTCTATTGCCTATATGGAATTTCTTTGGTTGCATTGTTAGCACAAACTTACAACCATATAAACTATAAATAATCAAGAACATATAAAAAATGTACCCTATATGGATACAATAAAAAAGGCGTGATAGAAATCACGCCACTTGTTAACCGTACACATCAAATCTTCGTCTAATTAGGACATATCTTACATACAGTATTTTGAACCCTCTTCGGGGATATTCCTGTGTTGGAAGCAATTTGTCTTATTGATTGACCTTTCTTTTTACGTTTACAAATTTCGAAGTTGTTCAAATCAAGTCCGGTAAGTTTTAAAAACTCGTCCATATCTTTTTTTGCCAATTCTAATAATTCTTCTCTTATCTTTTCTTCTTTCTCTGTCATCTTACGCCTTATGTGTTTTATAGTAAAGTTTCTTATTTGCCGCAGTAGCTTTCTGTGGTTCGTAAACTATCTTTTGATTAGCCAAGTGTTTTCCCATTTCACCTATTATACCATATAGATTTGAAATAGCTTTTTCATGAACGTCTATTTGACCACCGCCGCCGTTTCCATTTGATGAACTATATGAAGAACTAGAAAATCTTGGTGGTTTCAATTCGCTACCCATGTTTCCTAACTTAGAAAATGGTATAACTTGTGAACCTTTCTGTAAATTCATTAACGTAGGAACATTTGGTGACACGATAAGTTCATGTTCGTATTTATCACCTAACCATGCAAGACCTCCTGGATGCCTACCATCTCCAGTACCTTCACCGTAAACAGGAGCTGACTTCAACATATTTTCCTTAGCCAAGAATATAGCCGCTAGTGCTGATTCTTGTATAACAACCGAAGCAACACCACCCGTTTTAACCGCAACCGGAATTAATGATATAGCCGCACTAGCATAATCAATCAAGGCTTGTTGTTCCGCACGTTTTTGGTCGGTTTTCATCTTTTCTTTTGAAGCCGCCAATTGCGCTATATAAAAAGCCTTGTCTTGATTTAAACGTTCATTATTGCTTTGCGTTTCGGAATCAAGAAGACGCTTATTCCAATCCATTGAACGTTTCTGAACTTCTTGTTTATACGCATCCTGCTTTTCTAGTAATTGCATATAATCATTAGCAATCGAAGTTCCAACTTTAACCAATGCGTCTTTTAATTCTTGTGCGTCAATAATTTCTTTTTTGTTCGCTACGGCCTTATTATTTTTAGCCTTTGCTATTTGATTGTCGAGTTCTATTTGTTTTGCTTTAACAACATTCAATGCTTTTTCTGCTTCAATTATTTTATTTTCATCACCAACTATTTTAGCTGCATCAAGATTTTTTTGCGACCTATCTACTTGGTCATTTATTCCACCTTCTTGCTCAAGTTGCGTTCTTGCTTTTACAATATCTTCGTTTGCGGTGTTTATTATTTCATTTTTATTTATTTTTTCAATCTTTCTGTCCTTTTTACCTTGAGAACCTCTGCCGTTTAATACTTTAGTTATAGCATCAAGAGATATAGTATTAATTTGTTTTAATACTATGTCAGAAGTTTCAGCCATAAGTTTAGAAATTTTTTCAAAATAAGACATTCCTAAATTAAGTAGGTCACGATATTCCGCATCGTTTATTTGTTTTATTTTGTTTTTGCGCTCCTCTTCAATTTGTATTAATCTCTTGCTCAACTCTTTTTGTTGGTCTTCTTTTGTTTTACCATACGCAATTGTGTTAGATTCCGCTTCGGCTTGTTGTTTATCTTGTAATGCCTTTAATTCGGTTTGCTTACGTTGCGCTTCCGAACCTTGCATTAAAGCATTAACCGAAAATCCATAATCGCTAGTTCCATATTCGGAATAGAACTTAGAATTTGAAGCTTGTTCACTTGCTTGCTTGGATAAATATTGTGCGGAAGAAACATCAGCTTTTCTTTTATTTTCAATAAGTTTATTAAGCTTATCAATAGTTTCGTTGCTATGTGTTTTTCCAAGTATGCTATCAAACAAAGATATTGATTTGTCATAGTCTTCACCATTACGATTTTGCGGCGCAATAGATTGAATAAAATCATCCTTGTCTTTTCTTATTTTTTTGTAAAATTCGGAATACTGGTTTTCGTTATCCTTTATTATCCTATCCGTACTTTCAAGTTGTTCTTTTTCACCAAGTAAAGTATTTTCGGATTTAACTTGCCTAAATTGTGATTCAAGTTCTATTCTTTTTTTGTAAGAAGTTTCTTCGTTCTTACTTTTTAGTTCGGTTGAAAGATTTTGTTGCGCTTCGGTGTTTGTTTTCAACTCCTGTTCATTCTTCTTCAATTGTTCACCAACATCCAAAAGATTTTTATGGTATATTTCTAACAAGTTTGCACCTTTATCATATCCTTTATTTAATTCTTCAATAAACTTAGTTTGTAAAGCAAAAGGTATATTAGAGCGACTTACTGCGGTTGAAAGCTTATTATACAATTCATATTGAACATTTATATTACTTTCAGGTTCGCCATGCCTAAGCATAACTTGAGTTTCTGGTTTAGCAACAAATTCTTCTGCGTCCTTTTGACCTTTCTCTAATATACTAACATTTTCTTTAAGTATTTTATTGTGATTATCAAGAATGTGTTCTTCGGCTTGAAGTGTTCTCATTCTAGCTTCCGCCATCCTTACATCAGCTTCACCTTGTTTATTCTTTTCAATACCCAAAGCCTTTATAGCCGCTTCGTTGCGTTTTGCACCGTCAACGCCTTCGTCCATACCTTCGTATAATGTATTCTGTTGGTCACGAAGTTTAAGCATTTCATCGTTAAGTTCTTTGAATGACTTAATTAAAGCTTCGTTTGCGGCTTGAAGTTTTTCTTGCGCTTGTTCATAAGCCTCTGTTCCTGGTATTGCTGCTTTTATAGCATCAGTTACTTTAAATATAGC